TTTGAGTATCAGATACCTCAAGCAAAACAGTAGTTCCATCGTCGTTGTAAGCTTTAAGTCCATATATACCTGAAGAAAGGTAACAAACTCAGCTCTTAATTCTGTATTCTCATAACAGCTAATAGTAGGAGTAGCACCTCCATCAAGCACTAAACCATTAGAGGGTGAAGAACCTGGAGTGCCACTTGCTAACTTATATAAATTATCATTTTCAAATATCCAACCCCCTATCATCTTTTGAGTATCGGATATTTCAAAGACTGGAGTAGTGCCATCGTCGTCGTATGCCTTAAACCCATAAACTCCAGCTGAAAGATAACCCATTTCTGTACGCTTCTCAGTATTCTCGTAAACAATTATTCCTTCATTACCTGATGCTAAGACTAAGCCATCTGAAGGTGTTGATGTAGGAGTTCCTGATTGCAAGTTATAAAGATATCCAGCAGCTACAACCCAACCACCTATATCACCGCTCGTCGCTGTAATAGCACCTGTTATTGTAGCAGAAGTTGCAGTTAAGGCTCCTGCCATTGTTACCCTGAAAGGAGCTGAAGCAAATGTAGCGTTACCCAGATAAATACCGTTCTGATCTGCACGAAACGCACTATTGCTAGAGCCTATTAAAACAGTTGAACCATTTTTAATTTTAGCCTGAACTTCCCTTGAACCAGTTGAACCTATCTTTTTGTTTACGCTAAATGAAAAGTCTTCAAAATCCTCTTGAAGCATCCTTATCTTCTTTTCTAATTGTTCTATATTGTCTGGCATAATTTAGTATTTACTGTCAGGTACTTCTTCATATCTAAAATTAAAGCCTGTAATTACAGTTCCTCCTGTACTCGTAATTTGAAATTCAATCTCTTTAAACTGAGGAATTGCCGCAGAGGCATTAACTACATCTGTTCTTTCTATATTATCGGTTGCATCTGTAAGAATTGCCGCACTCCAAGATCCACCATCTACTCTATATTTAAGCACTAATTGACCTGCGGCTGGTTGTGTTTCACATAATATCGTCGCACCTATAAACTCTCCTTTGTTGCGACCTGTTGTAAATTTTTGAGTTTCATAAATAGAACTTGTAGTATAAGTTGCTGTATCGTTTGTTTTCTCTACGCTACCGTCAGCTCCATGATTGATAAACCAATAACTCCCTGCGTTACCGAAGCTATTTATTTTAAAGTTGTTTCCATCTATAACGTCTTCTATGTAGTCTAGGCTAAGTGCAAAGTCAGAGTTAGCGTCTTTTCTACCGAAGCACCATATACCCATGTGATAGGTATTTTCAGTTGAAGTTGAATCTGAATAAGGGACAGATGCTACCCAATAAAGTTTATTATCTTTTTCTACCTTATCTTGTATAAATCTTCCGTAAGTTACTGATTGATTGGCTACTAATTCTTTTGCGACCCTTGCAATACCACCAGCCCATCTTTTAACAACCATTGCACCCTTTCCAATACCCAAATCATCATCACCTTCTGATTTCTCCATGTATCTATCACTTACTCCAACTAGCGACCCCTCTACATTTCCTAAGACGTGTAAAGTACCTTCGCCCCAATCTATAATATCAGAAGCATAAGTTGTATCTGACATATCCCATAGATAAACTTGTGAGCGACCTGCTGGACTTGATGTTGAAGCTGTACCATAAGCACAACCAATCGCTAAATATGAGCCATATCGGCAAGCTGAAGTTATACGCATATCGGAGGGTATGGCGGTAAATACATCGTTAGTTGCTGTTCCAGCTGAATCAACTTTTACAACTTTATTGTTATAGAACATGTAAAGATTTCCATCCCCACCTACCACTCCTTGAGCAACTGAAGTAATTGTTGAAAGCGTTAGAGAGCTAACAGCGTTTGTAAAAGCACCGCCTATTGCCCATCTTGATAAATTTGTGGTTTCTGTGAACATATAGAAGTTGCTTTGCCACTCTATAAAAGCTCCATAAATCAAATTACCAGTTGATGTAGAAGTTGTTTCTGCTGCCCAATTTCCTGTTGTAGGGTTTGCTTTTGAATATATTTCTGTCTTACTAGATTCGTTATCTCCTAATGCATAAAGTTTTCCATCTAATCCTAACTGAAATTGACGAAGGTCGTTTGCTTTTATCCCACCATTCCCATCAGACTCGTCTGCTTCCATATCTCTATAAGGAATGAGTTTGTGTTTAGATGTGAATATATCAAAATGCTTTACTAGATTACATTTTGTTAAGTCTTGTTCACTACTATCGCAGGATATTCCACCCGAGAAGTTATTGATTGTAATTTCTCTTAATTTTCCCATATTATCTATGTTCAATTATTTTAGACGTTATTACTGGTCTTTTAAACGTGTCCTTATCTCTTCGTGCATAGAAACGCATTAAGTCTTTTTCTATCTCCTTTGATCTTGTACGTAAAAACTGTACTCGTTCTGGTTTGTATTTTATTGCATAAGGGATTGCTGCATCAAAGGCTAGTAATTCGTGGTATGGTGATGCAAATCCAGGTATGACCGTTCCAGTAGTAAGTTCAGCAGATGTAAATACAGATGCAGTTCTTTCAAACACAACCTGTAAGCCGTTGGTTGTAGTTACTTTTGCAGCAGCGGGTGCTGGAAATAACATTATGAAGTCTTCTCTTACAGCATATTCAAGTGGTAAACCATCTGTTTCCTGATATTGTTCAAAGGGTTCTACATCTTTTAGATTAATTAAATCAAGTTCTACCCAGTCACTAGAACTATCTAAAACTTTTACCGTATGTACGGTCAACCAGTTAGCATCGAGCGTTGTTAGTCTATAAGATTGTGTCCCAGCTACAAGATTAGCCAACCCAGTAGGTAGAGTAGTAAAGCGTGAATCACCAATAATGATATTAGTGTTCTCGGCTATAATATTACCAATAACCCTCTCGTAAGAATTATTGATATTTATAAGAAGGTTAGCATTAGTATAAGATGTAGAGTCTGCATCTACTAAGAACCTGCTAAGAATTGCAATGTCTCCTACTGTCATATATTTTTAGTTTAATTTTATATTTCTATCCTCCTGTTTTCAGAAGGATAGTGGATAAGATTAAGCTACTTTTATATCAAAAAGTACTGGTTTAATGTTATTCCAAACTTTTACTCCGTAATCAACACGCATTACTACACCAATACCAGAGATTACTCCAGTATCTGCGTATGGGTCTTGATTTACAACTATTTGTCCATAGGTACTTTTTACGATACCTAAGTGAAGAAGATTCTTCACTCCACCAATCAAATGATTGGCAGTATGCGAATTAGAAATCATGTGATCTACACCCATGTAGTGGAATCCAGGTACTGTTCCATTTTTAAGTGCGTTATCTGCGGTGTTGAAACCATTGGCCTGCACGAATGCCTCTAATTTTTCAAAATCTGCTGGTCTCCAAACAATGAAAGCACCATGCTGATTCATTAGAGATAATCCATTTGCTACAATGATTTTTCTTTTCATTGCTCTGATAATATTATCAACGTTAGCTTCAGAAACGGTGATATTGCCAGCTGAACCTGCCAGCTCTGTATTATCAAATGATGTCATTGATCCATAAGTTCCTAATACTCCTGATTCAAGCTGTTCGTTAAGGGCGGTAGCAGCAAGGTCTATCATATCCATCTGTTTTAAGAAGCCAGCTTGAGCTAGGTCAGCTCGATCAATCGCTGTTGCATGCTTATATGAAGTCGTAATAGCAGTTACATCTGTTGTAAAGGCCATTGTTGAATAAGTATAAGCTGTACCACGAGTATGAGCGGCAACTGCTGGAACTGTTGACATGTAAGGGTTGGTCAATACCTGTAAATCGGTGTATTCCACATTACATATCTCTTTCCAGTTTTGAGGTTTATCAAGTCTATCTTGAAACCTTGTTACCCACTCTGCTCGGTACAAAATTGTGTTACTAAAAGCCATAGTGGTCTAATTTAATTTATTAAACAATTAGACCAGATAAAACTAAATGTCTTGTCCTATATTTGAGATTAGGGAATCTTTTGCGAACTTATCGCCATTCTTTTCTGCCTCTATTCTTGCATTAACAACTTTTCTTGCTAATGCTAGGTCTTCTGGTACTCCACCCTTTTTTAACCAATAATCAACTGAATCTTTTCTTGATGAGCTAGATCCAGTATGTTTTGGCGATGTCGGGGTCGCAGCGGCAACGTCCTTCTTTTCTTTTAAGAGTTTAAGATGACTTTTAACGTATGGGTCTTTAATCGCAGTTCGTGCAGACTCACCATTTCGATTCATAAATCTCTGTATAAACTCAAGCTGTTCCTCATCTTCAATTCCTTTTGTCTCTAGGTACATTAGTTCTGTCTCGCCTAATTTACCTACTTCTTTCTCTTTGGTAGCTTCTTTTACGGGTTCAGTATCAGTGGCATTTTTCATTTTATCTAACCTCGTCTTTAACCTATTATTAATGCCTTCTAATTTCTTCACCCTAGCTTCCAAGTCAATTTCAGGTTCTTGAGGTTCTTTTTCTAGTTCTAAAACCTCTTCACCCAAAACTTCTTCATTAGATTCTACTTCCATAATGATATGGAGAAATCGTTTTAAGATTAACGATAACTCAATTAATTTTTATTATGCGGAATAATAACCGCTAGTCAATTTTTAACGAGATTGAAAACTCATTAGCTTATGTAATTACACAAAATATCAGTCAGCTGCTACCAACTCTTGAATGTTGCACAAGATATTTGAAGCGGTTACTGTATCTACCATATTAAATGTAGATGATGCTGACATACGATAACAATCCATTTGCGCCCAACCACCCGCTGCAATAGTATCAACATTTGTATCAACTCCAGTAAGCTCCCATCCAGTTCCAGCTGTCAATGTGATAACTGTAGCAGATGTAGATGTACTGTAGTTCCTAAACAGCCATTGTCGTCTATCTCCTGCAGTTGATAACACTGAAGACATTGTTGATGTTGCTGGAAGTGTTAAAGCAAAAGCGACATGGTTTAATACTGTATATTCAAATATGTCGAAGTTATTCAAGTCTGCTTCTGACAATGTATGTGAACCAACATCTGTTGAAGTTACCAACATTCTTCCTCCAAAACCAGCATTAAAGTTGATTGGTTGATAAATATCTGTTCCAGGAAAAACACCTACTTCTTTTAATGGTGCTGAGGTTACTACTTCAGTAACATTTAAGTCACCTTCAACTAGATACTTTGGCGCAGCCCCTGAGAATGCTGCTACCGCGAAACCTACTCCCAATACTCCTATCAAACCGATTACAGTTAGGGCTGGTAGAAGTGAAAGTAGTTTTTTCTTTGTTGCTTTTTTCATATTTTTTATTCTTTACTTAATTAATTAATGTCGACCTTATTATTATTCATCTTTTCTTCTTCTTTTTTTACTTTTAGATTTTGAAACCTCTTCTTCGAGCTCCTCGAGCTTTTCTTCTAGCTCTTCTTCTTCCTTTTTTCTCTTTTTCTTTTTTACAGCTTCAAGTTTTCTTTCCTCTTCAAGCTGGTATTTCTCAGTCTCGTCTTGGATCTTATCCTTGAGAGACCGCATCTTACCTCTAAACATAGACATTTTACTTAACTTACATTTGGAATATCTTTCAGATAAGCACAAATTTGTAAATTAAATAGTCAATTAATCATTAAATTATTCTTGGAAAAGTTCAAGAAAATATTTCTTAAATATACCCTTATCCCTTAATATAAGCGCCTTTATGGTTTTAACTGCATTACCATTCCAAAATGACATATCATCACCATCCTCTATCTCTATTAGCATAGCTTGTCCATCCAAAATAATGTCTTCATCTAGATAGTTGTGTGAATACATTGTAGCCGTATCTGAAAACTTTCGCTTCTTGCCACCCTCTATTAAATAAACATCTGTGCCATTGAGTTCTTTTACAAGTTTTCCATCGTGGTCTACTAGCCACTTAGCAATATCAATTGGAATATCAAGATTTGCATAACAACCATACATCGATATCTGAGTTTCAAAGTCTGATTCATTTATGTACATTGTGCCATTATCTCCATATCGTTCTCCATAAGAGTTCTGGCAAATTAATACTCTCTGCCCCTCGTAGTTCATGTCATATCCTTTGGCAAAGATTGCATGACCTCCTGCCAATCTGCCAGTAGTAAAGTCCAATATCCAAGGAGACCCAAACCCTCCCACCATATTCATACTTGTTCTCCAACTAACTCCAAACTTTACTGGGTGTCCCTCGTCTAGTGCTTTGTAAGCCTGATTAGCATTATAGATTCTCCAGAAGGTTTGGGTTTTATGTTTTTCAGCGTCTTCTAATATCTTTGATGTTAGTGTGGGGCTACTATATGTTCTCCAACTTTGGTTTCTGCTTCCCTCTGGTAAGAGCTTCTCGCTACATACACCACACTTCTGACCTATTAATTCACCTGACCTTAAATTGCTATATCCATCACCTTTTATAAGACCATCTCTTTTACCTAACGCTACAAAACACTTAGGGGACAATTTGATTTTCTCATCAATCTCTTTAGATGCTGTCCAACTATTCCATTGGCAAGTGTTATATCTTTGATCTTTAACCGAAAGCGTAGACAAGACGTGCCGTGTATGCTTTGGCTTATAAGTCCAACCAAATATACCCAAACTAAAATCTTTGTCTGAATGTGGTAGGGGTTGTAATCCCAATTTCTTTTTTTTGAAAAATCTAAACATAATTTTAAGTAGGGCTGGCAGAAATTTTGCAGACGTCTTACGAAGTACTCGCTTTGTTATCCTCATCACTGAGAACATTGGCTATAGTTTATTTCCTAATAAACCTCACGAAATACTAGATACCGCCAGCCCTAGTTTAAGTTAAAAAACAGGCTAATACGAATGCTAAACACACTACCAAGCAGAATATTCCGGTTATTATATATCTATTTCCATCGTCATTTGCTGCGCACACTGGTTTATAAGCATTACACTTCTCATATCCCTCTATAATTAACATTAACCCTACAACAAACGGAATACCTGCGATTATTGTTGCTAATATACCCATATTTATTTTAAAAGTAATTTTGTTGCTACACCTATAAGTGTGCTTATAATTATACTAATCAAAACTATCCATACACGCCTATCTACCTTATCCACCTTTGCCTCTATATGAGGAAGATGGTTAGATAAGATTGTATCTACTTTTGTTTCAGTGCGGGTTAGTCTTTCTCTAATTTGAATATTATCCTCCATATAATTTATTTCCAGCCAAGAGGTCTATCTTTGCTATTCCAACGAAAGATAATACCCGCTATGCCGAACAAATCAATTAAAATCATTGGGACTATTTTTTCCCAAGTAGTATCGCCTACGAATGCGTTGCCAGTAGCTGTTATAATTGCACCGACATAAGTCCAAAATTCCTTGCTCTTATAGAATGGCTTCATATTGTTATAAGTTACTTATTAAATATTTTACAAAAGAAACAAGACTTTTTACTCGCTAATTCTTCTTTCAACTCTTTAACCTCTGACCTTAGTGCTTCGTTTTCAATGTTCCTATTTGCTAGACTTTCAGAAATAGATTTAAGTTTTTCTATATCTTCGTTAATTTTTGCTGCCAACTTAGGCAATAAAATTAACGCTTCTGTGTTTTTACTTGAAGCTACTGCGTCGCTAATTTGTTTTAAAAGTTCTAATTCTTGGTATTTTACCTCTGGCATATATTTAATTTAATTATAAACCTATACATTTTTTACCGAACCTATACATTTTAAATGGTGGGGGACTATTTGTCCCCCTTTTTATTTGGGAAGTCCATCTTAGACCAATCAATTGACATCATTATTATCAGAAAGGTGAACCATACAACACCGAGAATTAAGGTTGGTAGCATTACTTTTTCCCATTAGGGTTTTGCTTGTAATAGACAGTCTCATATCCGCACTTTTGGCATTCTATCGTTATATAGGTAAATTTTTCCTCTATCATTTTATGAGGAGTATTGGCAAAACAATTAAGGCAAAAGTCTATTTTTGCTTTTTTCTTTTCCATTTTATACACCTTTCTTTTAAGTGTTGTATCCCGATTGAAAGAACTACTATAAATGTGATTCCTA